TTATCTTGTGAAACACATTCTCCAATGTCATACTTTAATAGTACCTCTTTGGAAAATCCACGGCCTAAAAAATATTTTGATGGTATCTGTAAATTTTTTGTAATATCTTTTCTTGATATTCTATTGACACTTGATTTATCTTTTACCTCCGACTGAACATTATTCACAATATTGATAAAATTATTTTTTTCTACTTCTTTTCTATTTATTTTAAAATCTATATTTTTTTTCTTAGTAAATTTTATAGCATAGTCTACGGCATCGTTGAATGATACCATATCGTCTCCATTCCCTGTCCATCCATTATGCCTAGATAAACAGCCTCTTATAAAACCAATTATAGATCCTTTAAAAATTTCCTCACACTGATGGGTGCGACATTTCCAATTTCCTCTGTACGAGTCTCCTTTATAGTATAAATTACAAGCAGAATTATTATCCCCACCATGTATAGGACATTTCATTACTATCATACGATCTAAAATCTTATAATCTATAATCCCTAAACTATCCAATAGATTATCGATGTCTTCACATAATTCATCAGATAGTGCTTTTAGTTCTTGCTGATTATATGAACGGAATTTCTTCGTCATTACTTTGCTCATTATTGACTATGAATCCTTTATCTGTGTTATTGCTAAGTGTTTCTAATCTTGTTTTACCTTCTTCTATTTTGGCGCACCATCCCTTCATATGACAATTTATATAGTCGTTATCATCTAATCCACCGCCGTGTCTACTAATTAGAGGAACAAGTTTTCTATTTCCATTATTAGGGCCGTCTTCGGCTATTTCTTCATCGCTTTTACGCTTAAATATTGTAAAATTACTACATAGCCATATGATTCTATCTGATCCGGATGCGGTGTCGGTGGTTTCTTTTGTTATGCCATCTCTATTAAGTTGTATAAATCCTAATATAGGAACCTTATATCTGACAGCAAAATTATGTAAACTTGTCATCATAAATCCTAAGAGTTGGTATTCCTTAAGGTCTTGGCTGATGCCCTGACTGTCCATAAGCTTAAGGTAGTCGTATACTATAACGCAGTCTTTAGCGGTTCCGTCTGAGTGTAGACCGACTTCTTTCACAAGCCATCTTCTCATAATAGCTAATTGTTCCTCGAAAGGTTTACCAGCTATAGACTTGTAATATAATTTAATTTGTTTTAGTTCATTTTGAGCATTTTTTAATCTATTGGATTTATCTGCAGAATCAAAAGCTTTTCCTGTCTCTATATTATTTATTTCTATCTCTGTCATCATAGCTAATAATCTATTTATATGATCATCAGTACTCATTTCTGTATCCATATTAAGTACTGGTAATTTATTATTTTTAGCTATATGTAAACCAATATTATCAGCTAATAAAGTTTTTCCAGTTTTTGGCCTAGCAGCTATAATACTAACAGATCCTTTTCTTAAGCCTCCACCTATGGCATTATCATAAGCATGAAATCCTGTTGACACCCCTATTTGGTCTATAGGGTTTTCTTTGATATTATTTATATAATCATCAATTATATTAGATACAGATACTGGATTATTGTCCGTATCGTTAAGCAATGACGAAAAATTAAATATGCTATCTTCTGCTATTCCAATTATTGACGATACAGGCTCCTGTCCGTTTACATCCAGTAGTTTCTCTTTTGCTTCTTCGAGCTGATCTCTTAATAGTCTTGCTATTTGCAGTTTTCTTATTTTTGCAGCAAATTTTCTAACATTTTCTAGATTTACTGGGAAATCTATTATGGCTCTTAAATGTTGTGTTTCATTCTTCTGAGATAATATATGGGCAAAATTTAAAGATTGGCTCACAGACAATATAGAGGCAATATCTATAGACGGACTGTGTTCTTTTTCACATATCTCTTTTAATATCTGAAATATCATAATATTGCTATCAACAGTGAAAGTTGACGGTTGTAATATATCAGCAATGTCTAAATATGCATTTTCACCATATTTGCATATTCCAGATAGTACCGCTCTTTCAGCGGCAGGATCACATAATATCATTTTTTATCCAGCTTGCGTTGAGCAGTTGTTGCACTTGTATCTGGTTGGTCCTTCATATACAAGAGATGGGTTTACGCTTTCTTTTTTGCCGCATTTTCTACATGTAACAATAATAGGTTCGAATTCTCTTAATCTAGCAACCGGAGGATGTTTGGCTAGTTTTTCATCTATTTTTAGATCGTCTTTATGCATTCCAAATTCGCTCATTTGTTCGAATTTGTTTATAGATTTATTGTTTTTAGTTCTTTTATTCTTTGTTTTGATTTTATTATTTATAGTATAATCATCTATGTCGTGTTTATCGTTATCTTTAGTTTGTTTTTCAGATGTTTGCAACAAAGACTGTAGAACATCTATAAGATTTTTGATCTGTTCTGGATTATTTAATATATCTTTAGGCTCCATTTTTCACCTTACTTTTTTGTATCGAAAGCATAACATCGGATAAATTTTTTATACTATTAGATAGATATTGTAATCTATCGCTTCTTTGTTTTGCATATTTTTTAATAGTGTTTAAAGCAGTTGCTTTCTCATTATGCTTAATGGCTTGAATAGATTTCTCTATATATCCATATCCTTTATAATTATTGATTTCATCTGCTATCACATCTTTTATATTTTCATCTGACCAATTGTATCTAGCTATCTCTCTATTTAGACTTCTTTGAATATAAAAAGCAAATTGAGAAAGACGATAAGAAATTTGGGCGCAGTCCTCTGGGCTAAGTTTCTCTATTTCGTCCCTATTCATGGACGTATATATATTAATTTCTTCATTTTTTATGACATTTGTAGAATATTCCGATAGTCCTATAGATGATTCGTATTCATCTAGTATTTTATCCCAATATTGTAATTCTTCTTTTGCTGTTTTATTAATCATTTTTTAACCTTGATTCCCAATCGTCTACTGTCTCATAATGTGGTAAATCTATATATTTTATAGAATTATTCTCACACCATTCTTTTTTCTGTTTATCTTTTTTTTGACTCTTCAAAAAATTCATTATATTTCCATGATAATACGGAATAAATTTATAATGTTGCTCACCATGAACCTCAATGCATGTTTTTAACAAGGGTAGATAAAAATCTAAAAATAGTGTTTCTCCCTTTTTAAGGGGAATAGAAACTTCTTCCAAGATCTGAAGAGTTGGGTGCAATTCAACTAAAAGTTCCCTTGCTAGCAAATGATACGAAGACTTATGTTGTATTCTACCCTTCGATATGTGACCTGTCAAGGACCAGGAAACAATATCCCCATCTAAATTGACTATATTCATATTTTTTTTATACCAAGTATATTTTTAACAGATTCTTCGACTTCCTTTGCTATTTCTGGATTTTCTATCAAAAATAATCTAGTTTTTTCAGCACCTTGAAATTTTTGCGTATTCTGTGATGTTTTAACGGTATACCATGCTCCCCCTTTATTTATAACACCGACGTCAGAAGCCAAATTTACAAGCTCCGTCATCCTGTCTATACCCTCTCCATACCTTATATAACTTTTTGCAACACCACCAGGAGGTCCTAGTGCTGAACATATAACTTGCCAATCTACCTCTTGTCCAATTTGTGCGTCGTCGGCGCCGAGTGACCACGGTTTGAATGTTTTTGCTCTTATTTTTATATCGGTTTGATACGCTATTGCCTGACCACTCTTTTCCTTAAATTCTGCACCATATCCAGTTGGATTACCCATAAGGTGTGTTATTCCTATGACTATGTTTTTATTTACAGGAATAACGTTGGCTACTTTTCTACAAAATTTAGCTAATAATTTTGCACCATCTGCTCTTTGCATTTTATCCATATCGCTAGTAATTTCCGCCTCAGTACACAAAGCAGAGTACGAGTCTATTATTAGGATGGATCCTGGTATTTCGTTTATAATTCTTTCTCCTATTTGTAAATACTCTTCTGCGTGTAAAATTTTCCCCTGTTGAGATCCTATTATATGAAATCTATCACAATCTAATCCTTTAATACCCTCTAGATCTCGTTTTTTAATTCTTCCCTCGATATTAAGATAATATACTTCTCTAGGGGTTTTCAGCGACCCCTGATATTCTTTTCTTTGTGCAGTAGCGCAGAAGTCGAGCGATGTCACTGTCTTGCCACATTTCGGCTGTCCTGTTAGTACGACAAAACTTCCTTCTGGTATTCCTCCATTTAAAACAATATCTAGAGATGGGCTTACTGGTATTGTTATAATATTTTTTTCTATTAAAGAATTACCGGATAGTATAATATCGTCGCCAAAATTTTTAACAATATCCTCTTTAAGACTGCTCATCTTGTTCTATTTCCTCTAATTTTGAAATGATGCCTTTGGTATATTTACGATTTTTCTTAAATGTTTTAGTTGAAGAACGATCTATTGTTTTAGAGAATTCTTTGTTCTGAGAATCCAATATCTTTTGGTGCTGCTCTATGATAGATTTGAGCAGAGGGGCTCGCAACGAGTATGTATTATTTGTTTTGCTATCCTGTAGTGCTTTGACTATAGCTATAGGATTATACTTTGTAACCAATTTGTTCGCTGTGGCTATCTGATTTCTATAATAGGAGGACCATTCTTTATTAAGCCAAAATCTATAATGCAAATCTTTTTTTTCTATTTTTGCCCTTTTTTCACATATTAGTTCTGTAATATACTGAGCAGCGGATACCTCTTTATTATTAGAGTATCTTGATATAAATTTCATTTATTAGATTTACTTGTTAAATGGATTGAATATATGATTTTTATTATCTGTTTTTGTATGTCTAGTTTTATTATGGTCATTAAGCATAGAGGCTTCTGGTGTCATGATCGATACGTTATTTTGTTTTTTAACCAAAGTTTTATTTATCATAAGATCTTTTGAGGTTGGGGGTTTCTTCACAAGGTTTTCGGACTCAATAATAGATTGTATTGTATCAATTGATAAATTAATTTCGCTAGAGATAAAATCGGCTTCGTGTCCCTGCGACACAAGATATTTTATAGCATATATATTGCTTTTCGAAATTTTTGCCATCATAGACGCTCTCTTTCTGCTTTATTTAGCCATACAATATTATTGGTTGATAAAAATTTTAAATAATAGATAAATACTTTTTCATTAACATTAGCATACTTGTCTTTCGGTTTTATAACATTATCTAGAAAACTGTAGCTTCGTTCTCTGTCTAGTTTAGAAAATGGATTAAATAAATAATTACTAGTTGATACTTTTACCATATATATAATATGATTATCTTTATTAATTTTTTTAGCTAGTGTTTTTTCTTTTTCTGTTATATTCCTTGCATCGCCATTAGAATCAATAAAGTCTGAATCATCTTCTATACAAAAATATTCTATAATAGTATTACTATCCTTATTTTGATTATGAATAAAACTATTTGACATTATTATTATCCTTATCTGCTTTTTGAGCTGAGATACTCATACATTCTTGCATATATTTGAAAAATTCACTAAGATACACGTTATGGTCCTGTCCTGATGGAACAGGAATGAAATAGTTGTTTGTTACAATGCTTTTTGACTCTGGAAATTCTGCGTCTTCTATATTTTCTAGTACATTTGCTACTATATTTATATATATCTCGTATTTTGCATCTGTTTGTTTTTTTATTTTATTTGGATCATCGAAAATATGTTTATATTCTGAGTGATCAATATTAATAGTATTAGATTTTAAATCTTCTATTTGATTCTTAAGAAATTCTATGGTTTCTTTTGGTAAAGTATAGTCCGGTCCACTATTTAAATTGTCTATCATACGAAATTATGTCCATTTATATTTATTGGGTTTTTTAATCCTATTCATTCCTTTTGGTAATATCTTTTGTGATTCTTTTTCCTTATATGAATTGTGTTTTGTGTGTAGTTCCTGTTTTTGATCGTTACTCATACGATCTCTATTCCTATTTGCTAAATCGCCAATAGTTTTAAGCTCACTGTCATGTTTGATAATAGAATTTTGCAGCGTACATATGTCGTCTGTATAGCTTCTAGACGTATTATTACATAGACAAGATTCGCAATTTGGCGATGGATTATAATCCTTCATATAAAAAAATATTTCAAATTTATGATTACATTTATTACAAATATATGTATACGTCGGCATTATTTCAAATCCCTTTGGGCGTCTTTAAGCCACGATATATTTTTAGTTTTTAGGAAGGTAATATATTTTTGAAATATTTGACTTGTGACTTCTTTAAATTCCCAATTGGTTTTGCAGATACTATTTATAAAAGATAGTGAGTCTTTCTCTTCTATTGAGGAGAGAATTTTTTTAGGATTAAAAATTTTAGAGTTTGGGTCAAGTTTTATATAAAATCTTGGATAAATTTTTTGTAAATTTTCAAAATGTTTGGATTTTTTTGAAAAAATAATTTTTGCAACTGCATTGCTGTGATTATCTTCCGATAGTCTTGGAAATCCATCATTATCTAAAAAATCGTGAGATCCCATTAAACAATAAAATTTATTATCATTATTATGTGATATGTCCGAATTAAAAATGGCCATGTATATATTTTACCCATTCCTGTTGATTAATTTCTTCCGTATGCTTTATATTATATAGTTCCTTGGTTGCTAGCAAGTATCTATGGTCATAAGATGGTTTTTTGGGAATATTCAATAAAACCATATTAGCTTGCTCTGGGGTTTTATTAGATTTTTTACGATTACATAACACACAAGCTGTTGCTATATTATTCCAATTCGTTGAGTATTTAGCATCTGGCTTATATTTACTTTTTGGTATAACATGGTCATAAGTTAGTTGATTATGATCAAATTCTTTGCCACAGTATTGACATGTATAATTATCTCTAATAAAAATATTTCTTCTAGATAATTTAAGCTGTCTATGACGAATATTAAAATAGTTTATAGTTTTGGCAACAAGTGGGACTTCGTATTTTTTGCCACAAGATCCCTGTATATATTTATCCTTATAAAATTCTATAATTTCTATACCATAATTTATATTATCTTTATATTTAAAAGACCATGATATTGCTCTTTGCCAACTAATAATTTTCAGTGGAGTATAGTCAGCATTAAGCAATAAACATTTACTATTTTCTACCTTGCTCATAATCATCTAATTTAGATAAAATTTTAGCTATAATTGGGTTTCTAATAATATCTTTTTCAGTTAGTGTGCTTATTCCAATATTATCAGTGTCGTATAAAGTATTAATAATATTATAGAATCCACCCTGCAAATGTCTAGACAGATCAGACTGTTGAACATCTCCAGTTAGAACCATTTTACTGTTCTGTCCTATTCTAGTTAATAACATTTTTAATTGCTCATAGGAAGCATTTTGACATTCATCTGCTACTATAAAACTATCATGAAAATTTCTGCCCCTCATGAATCCTAATGGTACTATTTCAATTTTATTATTTAGTTTTAATGATGCGTTTAGTGCTGGTCCAATAAAATAATTTATCTCGTCTTCTATAGGAAGTAAGTAAGGAAATAATTTTGTATTAGCATCACCAGGAAGATACCCGATTTTTTCACCAGCTTCAACAACAGGTCTTGTTAGAATGATTTTTTTGATTTTATTATCAAATAAATATTCAAGAGCCATCCCTATAGCTATGTGTGTTTTGCCAACTCCTGCGCTACCTTGGCAAAATGTAATAGTGTTTTCTGCTATAAGTCTTATATATTCTTTTTGATTTTCTGTTCTAGGCTTAAGTCTATTTTTATATGAAATCCTATTTTCGGTATTATTTATTAGATCATTAGTTAAATCAATAACTTTATTTTTAGCCCCACCATTTTTTTTCTTTCTCAAGATATACCCTTTATAAAGAGTTAGTGTTGTCCACTATTATAGTATACACCGCTTAACTAATTATATTATACATATGGTTTTAAATTCGGTTCTTTCCATCCATCGGGCTTTAGTACTTTTCCATCGCTTCTTTTTCTTACTTTACCAGTATTGCTATCTATTTTAGCAAAGTTAGTTTTCATAACTTCGTTCCAGGCCGCCTCTCCATTAGACCCCATGCTATTAATAGCTCCTATGCTAACAACAATTATATCTATAAGGGCATCCAGTATTTCTACTCTGTTATTATTATTAAAACCATCTTGTAGTTCTTGTGTTTCTTCTTTAATTAAAGAATAATACATATCTAGTTGTTCTTTATTGAATTCGCATACGGTCTGATCGCAGGCTGTCATAAATTTTATCTGATCATTAAATACATTGGTCATATGATATCCTTGTAAATTATTAAGATTCGCAGCTAGAACACGACAATATATTACGAGCTAACTCTTGTGCTGGATTGGCACTTCTTTGATAATAAAATGTTTTTATACCTAGTTTCCATCCTTCGATTAATAAATCACTTACTTGTTTTGGAGAAATTTCCGGACCAACCATAATATTTAATGATTGAGATTGATCTATATACTTTTGTCT